TGAATACTTGTAATGATTGATCTTGCAGGTTGTGCAAATGTAACTTCATTTGTTCCAGCAGTTGCATTAACTTTTGCAGTTGCTACAACGCCTTGACCTTGTATTTGTGTTCCAACGTACTGACCAGATGAATTAATTTCAAAAACATTTGTGAAAGCACCTGTTGAAGCATTTTTAGTAGCACCAATAAAACCATTTTCCGATCGTACTGGTCCATTAAACGTAGTATTTGCCATAATTTTCTCCTTTGTATAGCATT